AAGACCCAGAAGTTGAAATTAACGAGAAGGATGCTACAATCCGTTCTGGTAAAGAGAAGCTAGTATATGTCTACGCTGACGCATCTAGCTTTAAAAATCCACCTTCGAAGGACGTAGGATTTCCTATCCCTGATGTTACCTTCAATCTTAAGGCAGTTGACTTTCAGAAAGTGCAGCGAGCTGGAAGTGTTATGCAGTTGCCTGAACTAGCAGTTGTTGGTGACGGGTCAACCATCCACATTAAAGCTGTAGACACTAAAAATCCAACAGCCGATTCGTTCATTATTGAAGTTGGCGAAACCGACCTTACCTTTAATACTATTTTCAAAAGCGAGAATCTTAAGATGATTAGCGAAGATTATATTGTTGATATATCTTCGAAGGGTATTTGTCGTTTTAGTTCTGACAAGCTAACCTATTGGGTTGCGACCGAGGCTACTTCTACTTTTAATTGATTATAAGGTGAGATTTATATTATGAAAGAACAATTTTTGTTCGTTGAGAAGTATCGTCCGAAAACTATTGAAGAGTGTATTCTTCCTGCTGAGTTGAAGAAAGTGTTTCAGCAGTTCGTTGATCAGAAGAACATCCCAAATCTTCTGTTGACGGGCACTGCTGGGGTAGGCAAGACCACCGTTGCTCGCGCAATGCTTGAGCAGCTGGACTGTGACTATATCGTGGTCAACGGTTCACTTAACGGCAACATTGACACGCTGCGTAAGGAGATTATGCAGTTTGCTTCTAGTGTTTCCTTTAAGGGTGGTCGGAAGTATGTGATCCTAGACGAGGCAGATTATCTAAATGCGCAGAGCACTCAACCTTCTCTGCGTAACTTTATGGAAGAGTATAGTGCGAACTGCGGGTTCATCCTAACCTGCAACTTCAAGAATCGCATCATTGCTCCTCTACACTCTAGATGTTCTGTGATTGAGTTCAAGATTGCCAAGAAAGATAAACCCACACTTGCCACTCAGTTTATGAAGCGAGTATTCAACATCCTCAAGGTTGAGAATATTGAGTATGACAAGGATGTTATTGTTGAGCTTATCTCTAGGTATTTCCCTGATTGGCGGAGAGTGTTAAATGAAATCCAAAGGTATTCCGTCGGCGGTCGTATCGACTCCAGCATTCTTGCTAGTGGTTCTGCTGATTCTTATAAAGAACTTTTTACTGCGCTGAAAGATAGAAACTTCACAGCAATGCGTAAGTGGGTTGGTGAGCATTCTGACACCGACGCAACTTCATTGTTTCGAAGTCTTTATGATAACGCTGTTGATGTTCTTAAGCCAGAGACAATCCCTAGCTTGGTTCTAACGCTGGCAGATTATCAATACAAGGCAGCGTTCGTTGCTGATGCTGAGATTAACATTGTAGCTTGCCTCGCAGAGATTATGCGTGACTGTGAGTTCAAATGAATATCTTAGACGTAATGAATATAGGCAAGGTTGAGGAGGCCAAAGAAGAAGAATCTTTTAAGTCGCACAAACAGTATTCTCCGTTTGATTTTGTCAACACTATCAACAAAACAAAGGTGAATCTAATCAGCAACTCGGAAAATCCTGAGTTGACGGAGAAGGAATATAATCCCTGGATTGTAAATAAGTCTCTGTCTTATTTTGCTGATACCGTACAGTTTGCTAACATTGTCAATGGCATTCACTCTGCAGATAAAAAGCTGCAGTATGACTTTCTTATAAATATCGTTAGACCTAAGAACAGGTTTTCGAAATGGGTCAAGAAAGAACAAAGTGGTGACATTGATATTGTAAAAGAAGTCTACGGTTACTCGAGCAAAAAGGCAGAAATCGCTCTATCGTTGTTATCCACCGAACAATTAGCTGAATTAAAAAGAATAACAAATAAAGGTGGATTGAAAAAATGAAAACATCAGTAGACTCGCTTGTAGAGGTTGAATTAAGAGAACCAGACGATTTCTTAAAAGTAAAAGAAACACTAACTCGTATCGGTATTGCTTCTCGTAAAGACAAGATACTATACCAGTCATGTCATATTTTACATAAACAGAAGAAGTATTATATCGTCCATTTCAAAGAATTGTTTGCACTTGACGGCAAGCCTACTGACTTTTCTGAATCAGACATCGGTCGTCGAAATACAATAATCAATTTGCTTGTTGAATGGGGATTGATTTCTATTGTTGATGCAGAACAAACTAAAGAGCCTGTGACTCCATTAAGTCAGATTAAGGTTCTACCATTCAAAGAAAAAAACGAATGGGACTTAGTGGCGAAATACAATATTGGTAAACGATAAATTTATGTGAGGACTTTTTTATGATGGAATATAATGCTAAGAAGATTAGATTGATTGAAGAAAATGTTGACGGGATAGGTCCTTGGGTTTGGACTGCTACAGACCAAGGACTCTGGGGTATCATCAAAGCAGAATGGCCACACTTAAAAGCTATGTGGGGTAAGCATGTTAAGAAATATAATGTATGTGTGCAAGCTGGTGGAGCCTGTGGAATGTATCCAAGGCTTTTTGCTGAAACATTCAAGCGTGTATATACGTTTGAACCAGATCCTCTCAGCTTTCATTGCCTAGTAAATAACTGTCAGTTAGACAACGTCTACAAGTATCATGCAGCGATTGGTGACAAACATCAAACAGTTAAACTGTTAAGAAAGTCTCCATATAACGTCGGAGAGAATTATATCTCTGCTGACGGCGATTATCCAGTTCCAACTATGTTGATTGACGACCTTAACCTAGACGCTTGCGACTTCATTCAGTTAGACGTAGAAAACTATGAGTTTAATGCTATCAAAGGTGCTAAGAACACGATCAAACTTCATCAGCCTGTAATCTCTTGCGAGAACGGTAATGATGAGATTCTAAACTTCTTAAAAGAGTTAGCTCCGTACCAATTAGCTGAAAGATTATTGGTTGCTGCTGATGGTAGAAATGAAGACGTATATAAAGTGTTATGAACGATTGGGATCCAGTTTGGGGTGCAATAAAAAAACCAGACCCAACCATATGGATTTGGGATGTTTTTGGGGATGGTTTGATGGTTGCGAACCTGCATAAAGAAGTCAGTTGGTTCAAAAGAATACGCACGAGAATTATTTTAGGTTCCAAGTGGAAAAAGGTTGGCAACTTACCTAAATAGTTGTAGCCATGCCTTCGGGGTGGTGATTATTAACTCGCTTAAAAAGGAGACATTCTATGACGCTACTAAAAGACGTGTTTGGACAAAACGTCCAATTCTTCGATAAACACTTTGTTGGTTCTGACCGTATTTTCAGGCAGTTGTCTGACATGGCGGAAATTACTACAAAGACCCTCACCAATTACCCTCCTTATAACATCAAGAAGATTGATGAAAACAAGTATGTGATTGAAATGGCAGTTGCAGGCTTCGGCAAGCAAGACATTGAGATTACACTTGAAGATAACAAGCTTGTCGTAAAAGGCAAGTATGAAACTCTTGATGACCTCGTTAAGGATGGCGTAGATCAAACTTATCTGTTCAAGGGCATCTCTGATAGAGCGTTTACTCGCCAATTCAGTATTGCGGATACCATTGAAGTCAAGAACGCAGATCTTATCAACGGCATGCTAAAGATCTGGCTCGAAGCTATCGTCCCAGAACATAAGAAACCGAAGAAGATAGAAATCAAAGACGGCGAGTCATCAGTTAAATCTTTTCTAACGGAGGACTCAAAATGAGTAAGGTAAGAGAACTGTTTTTGGCGCTACTATTATGTTCTGTCCCTATAGTGTTCGGGACAATTGTCTCCAAAGACGTTAACATATCGCAACCAGTTGCATTTGGTTAGATAAAAAAAGGGGAGCTTGGCTCCCCTTTTTCTTGGTTAGACTAGACCCAAAGCTTTAGCATACTGATGAGTCTTTTCAATACGTTCCTTAAGACCGAGGGTTCCGCCATTAATCTTTTTGGTTAGCCTGGTAATGACTTCATCGCTGACACCTTCGTCACAGATTGCCCATAGATGGTTTCTTTCAAAGAAGAAAAGAGCAGAGTCAATAGCATATTCGGTAGCAACAAGATCTGGAGTTTCTAGAATCTCAGGCTTCTTCATGTAATCGGCGAATGCCTTATAGTTATCATGACCTGTAAGCTGAATAGCACCGCGACCACGGAACTTCCAACCATCGCCTGTAGCTTCGTCGCCATTACCTAGACGACCGCCATATACCTTGTTAGCAATCTTCTCTGGCTGTTTGGCATACTGTTCAGCAATATCGGAAGTAAATCTTTTTGGCCATGTAGCAGTTAGTGCAGAAGCACCGTAGTTTAGATTCTCAACGAAAGAACCGAAGTTGCCTGATTCATGAGCGCATTGAGCAAAGAAGTGAGCGCCACGGAGCGGCTGCATCTTGTAGTAAGCAACAGCAGCTTTCATTGTTCCTGGTCCCCAAAGACCGTCAGCGGCTACACCAAACTTTTCTTGAAGACGTGCTAGATTTTGATTCATAGAAACTCCTAAATAAATAGTGGAAAGGGGAAATAAATGCACAAATTTAACAGATTCATCACTGAAGATCTCCAACTAACGCTGGAGTATCATGACACGCTTAATCCTCTTATTTGGGATGAAAACGATAAGATGAAATCAAATATCCGCGATAGGTTGCTGTACATCGGCAAACTTTGGGCAGACTTTGCTAACATCCCAGCCAAATCTGTTAAAGATATCGTACTTACTGGCGGTAACGCCAACTACAACTATACTCCTTACTCAGACCTAGATATTCATCTTCTTGTAAAGCTAGATGACATGCCAGTTGATAAAAACTTTCTTTCAGATTATTTATATGACAAGAAAGTGCTTTGGTCGTTGAAGCATGCGAGCCTTAGCGTCATGGGTTATCCAGTAGAACTATATGCCGAAGATTACCGTAGACAGGTGGCTTCGCATCAAGGCGTCTATTCGCTTAAGAAAGCCAAGTGGATCTACAAGCCTAACTTAGAGAATCATCCTGCTTTCGAAAGTGATACTGCACTTAAGAGCAAGATAGAAGATTACATCGGTATGATTGAAAAGGTGTTGAGTGAACCTGGAGATCACGTTGCAGAAATTAAAAAACTAAAAGAAAAACTTCATGCCATGCGTTCTGCTGGCATACAACGTTCTGGTGAATTCTCTAACGAGAACCTAATTTATAAAGAGCTACGCAACCGTGGGCACGTTGATGCTCTCGGCAAATATCTTCAGAAAGCACAGGACGCACAACTCAGCTTATACTGATTGCTTTTTTATACTGGATCAGGTATAATGGCTCATTGTACTATTTGCACGAGGTCATATGAACTTTTACACTCACGCATATCAGCGAGGGAATGTAATCTATCTTCGAGGAATCGAGAACGGTAAACGATTCAAGACGAAGGTTGAGTATGCTCCATATCTTTTCGTTAATTCTAAAAACAAAACGTCAGAGTTCAAGACACTAACCGGCAAGCCTGTAGACAAGATTGACTTTGGTAGCATTTATGAAGCTAAAGATTTTCTCAAGCAGTACAACGATATATCCGGTATGGACATCTATGGCTTCGACCGTTTCGTGTACTGCTTCCTCAACGATGAATACCCTGGAGAAATTGTTTACGACAAAGATCTAATCAACATCGTCAACATCGACATTGAGGTAGAGTCTGATTCTGGATTCCCGGATGTTCGCCAGGCGGATAAGCGCATCACTGCCATCACGATGAAGATGCGCGAAAAGATTATGGTGTTTGGTTGTGGAGAGTTTACAACAGACAACGAACATGTTCATTACTTCAAGGCGAAGAACGAAGCGCAGCTGTTGTTAGACTTTATCAATGTTTGGCGTAAGCTAGACATCGATATTGTAACAGGATGGAACGCAGAGTTCTTTGATATTCCGTATATCGTTAACAGAATCACCAAAGTTCATGGCGGCGAGTTTGCGAAGAAACTTTCGCCATGGGGTATGTTGCTTGAGCAAGATGTTGAGGTTAACAATCGTAAGCAACAATCATATACCTTGGTCGGTATCTCTAACCTTGATTATCTTGAATTGTATAGGAAGTATACCTATGCTCAACAAGAAAGCTATCGTCTAGACTATATCTGCTCTATTGAGATTGATGAACGCAAGGTTGATTACTCTGAGTTTGATAACCTGTTCACACTGTACAAAGAAGACTTTCAGAAGTTCATTGAGTACAACATCAAAGACGTATTGCTTGTTGATAAGCTCGACGAGAAGCTGAAGTTCATTGACCAAGCACTGACTATTGCGTATGACGCCAAGACTAACATCGAAGATGTGTTCACCTCTGTACGACTCTGGGATGTTATCATTCATAACTATCTGTTGTCAAAGAAGACGGTCATTCCGCAGTTCGTCCGTCAAGACAAGTCTGCGCAGTTCGCCGGAGCGTTCGTTAAAGACCCGCTGGTAGGTTTACATAATTGGGTTGTGTCGTTTGACATCAACTCTCTGTATCCGTCACTGATTGTTCAGTATAATATCTCGCCTGAATGTTACTCAGGAAAGATTGGGCGTAACTTCAACATCGACCAGTTGCTTGCCGGTGGGTTTGATGATGACGAGATTCAAGACTTCATTAAGGAAAAGAATTACGCTATCACCGCCAACAGCTGTATCTGGGACAAGAGCAAGAAGGGTGCGTTCCCTGAGTTGGTTGAGAAGATGATGACTGAACGCAAGATGTACAAGAACCGAATGATTGAGGCGAAGAAGAAATACGAAAAGAATCCTAGCAAGGAACTGAGTAACGAGATTGCTCGCAACAATAATATGCAGATGGCTCGTAAGATTCAGCTGAATAGTCTATACGGCACACTAGGTAATCAGTACTCTCGTTGGTTTCAGCTAGAGTTTGCCGAAGCCATCACCTTGACAGGTCAGTTCGTTATTCGTTGGGTTGCTATCAACATCAATCAGTATCTTAACAAGCTGTTGAAAACAGATAACAAAGACTACATCATTGCGATTGATACCGACTCAAATTATCTTGTACTTGATGCTGTGGTTAAGAAGTTTTTCGATGGTAAGGATGTTGATACTATCACGACAGCTGTAGATAAAATCTGTAACGATAAGCTTGAGCCACTGATTGATAAATGCTTTGCCGACTTGGCGCAGCATACTAATGCGTATACAAACTTCCTTAAGATGAAGCGAGAGAGTATTGCCAACAAAGGTATCTGGACAGCCAAGAAGCGATACATGCTTAACGTGTATGATAACGAAGGTGTGCGATACAAAGAACCTAAGCTCAAGATGATGGGCATCGAAGCAGTCAAGAGTTCAACACCATCCGCATGCCGAGCTAAGATTAAAGAAGCTATCAAGATTATCATGGAGACCGACGAGACCACGCTTCAGAGCTTCATACAGCGTTTTCGTGAAGAGTTTAGGCAAATGCCGTTCGAAGACATTGCATTCCCCAGAGGATGCCGTGGGCTGTCAGAATACTCGCATAAGACCGAAGTCTACAAGAAGGGAACGCCGATTCATGTTCGTGGAGCGTTGCTATATAACATGCTACTTGAAAGGTATGAAGTTACTTCGAAGTATCAGCGTGTGCAGGAAGGTGAGAAAATTAAATTCTGTTACTTGAAACTTCCTAATCATATTCAACAGAATGTTATCTCTGTTCCTACTGTACTACCCAAACAATTTGACTTGAACAAATGCATTGACTATGATACACAGTTCGATAAAGCGTTCCTAGACCCGCTACGTATTATACTTGACGTCATCGGCTGGCAACCAGAAAAGATTGCAACCCTGGAGGACTTTTTCTCATGAGTAAGAATATGTTTCAAATCCCCGAAGACCCTGACGAATTTGAATTCGACTTCGGATTCTTCGGCGCTAGTAAAGATGAAATTCATGCTTCGAAGATTGAAGAGTTTAGCTCTGTAGAAGCTGATTATCAAAAAAGAATTCAAAAGCTGATTAAAGCTATTGAGCCGTTCCTAAACAACTTGGCTAAAGACTCCGACACAAAAGAGTATATCTATTGGCCAAACCGCAAAGAAAAGATTGCAGAATTTGCAATGAAGCTGCGCAAGATTGCAGATGGAAGATAAACGATATGGTGCAGGGCTAGTTTTCTACGGCGGAAAGTAGTATAATAAATTTTTGCAAAGGAGTTACCATGAGCATTCTAGATAAATTGAAAAAGACTTCCACCATCAAGGAGACTGACATCCTTGCTGACTCAAAGTTCTTCGAGAAGAAGGACATGATTCCTACCATGGTTCCTATGTTGAACGTAGCACTATCTGGTCGCCTTGACGGAGGATTGATTCCAGGCATGACGATGTTTGCGGGACCAAGCAAGCATTTTAAAACAGCATTCTCGCTGATCATGGTCAAGGCATATCTTGACAAGTATAAAGACGCTGCTGTACTATTCTACGACTCAGAGTTCGGTGCGCCACAGGCTTACTTTAATACGTTTGGGATTGACACATCTCGTGTTGTTCATACGCCAATCACCGATATGGAACAATTGAAGTTTGACATCACGAATCAGATTAATGCGCTTGAGCGTGGCGACCGAGTCATTATTGTTATCGACTCAATTGGTAACCTTGCTTCAAAGAAAGAAGCAGAAGATGCTCTAGACGGCAAGAGTGCTGCGGACATGACTCGTGCTAAACAAATTAAGTCTGTTTTCCGTATTATTACGCCGCACTTGACTATTAAAGACATTCCGCTTATAGTAGTAAATCACACTTACATGGAACAAGGTATGTATCCAAAGGCGATTGTGAGTGGTGGTACCGGTCCTTATTATTCTGCCGACAATATCTTTGTGATTGGTCGTCAGCAAGAGAAGGATGGTTCTGAGCTGACTGGATATAATTTTGTGATCAATATAGAGAAGTCTCGGTTTGTACGAGAGAAGTCTAAGATTCCTATCACGGTATCTTTTGAGGGTGGTATCAGCACTTGGTCAGGGTTGATGGAGGTTGCTCTTGAATCAGGTCATGTTGTTAAACCCAAGAACGGTTGGTATCAGCGAGTAGACTTAGACTCAGGTGAAGTCAACGAAAAGAACTATCGCCTCGCCGACACCGACAACAAAGACTTCTGGATGCCTATCCTCAAGTCTAAGACATTCCGTGAGTTCATTGAAAAGAAATACATGATCACTTCAGCTTCTATTATCAACGACCAAGAATTGATTGAGGCATTTACTAATGATTGAAGAAGTTATCTTCTCGCACCTGTTGAATAACGAAGAGTATAACAGAAAAGTTATACCCTTCCTTAAGAACGAGTATTTTTCCAGTAGGAATAGTAAAGTTTTGTTTGAGCTTATTGACCAACACATCAAGAAGTTCCACAAGATTCCAACCAAAGAAATTATCCACACTGAACTTGAGCAGCTTAACAACCTTAGTGATGAAGAATTTAAATCGTGCAACATGTTTATTGACAGCCTTAACGCTGACTTATCTACTAGCCTCGACTGGCTTTTGGATGAAACAGAAAAATTCTGCCAAGAGCGTGCAGTTTATAACGCAATTATGGACTCCATCAAGATCATTGACAAAAAAGACACCAAGCGTAACAAAGGTTCGATTCCTCAAATCTTAACCGAAGCATTGAGTGTTTCGTTTGATACTAACATCGGGCACGACTTTATCGAAGACTCAGAAAGACGCTTTGACTATTACCATGTTCGTGAAGACAAACTTGAGTTCGACCTCGACTACTTCAACAAGATTACCAAAGGTGGTCTGTCAAAGAAAACGCTGAACATCATTCTGGCTTCTACTGGTGTCGGTAAAACAATGTTCATGACGCACTGTGCGGCGCATCATCTTACGTTGGGTAAGAACGTTCTGTACATCACGATGGAGATGTCTGAAGAACGTATCGCCGAACGTATTGACGCCAACCTGATGGACATTACGGTAGATACGCTCAAGGAATTACCCAAGGATTCTTTCGATAAGAGAATCGGTAAAATCCGTAGTAAAACAGCTGGAAAACTGATCATCAAAGAATATCCTACTGCTGCGGCAGGGTCAGCGCACTTCCGGCATCTTTTACAGGAACTAAGAATTAAAAAAACATTCAAGCCTGATGTGATTTATATTGACTACCTCAACATCTGTGCTTCGTCAAGAATCAAGATGGGTGGTAGTATTAACAGCTACATGTACGTGAAGGCTATTGCAGAGGAGCTACGAGGTCTTGCTGTAGAGTTCGACGTACCTATCATCTCTGCCACCCAGAGTAACAGAGACGCTTACAATTCGTCAGACGTGGGTCTAGACAATACCTCGGAGTCATTCGCCTTGCCTGCGACTGCAGACTTCATGTTTGCTTTGATTTCTACAGAGGAATTAGAAGGACTGAACCAGATACTTGTCAAGCAATTAAAAAACAGGTATGATGATCCTGGCAACTATCGAAGATTCGTCATTGGCGTCAACAGAGCCAAGATGAAATTCTATGACGTTGAACAGTCCGCTCAACAAGACATTTTGGAAGGACCAAAGTCTAAGTCCAAACAAAAAGACAAGCCAGTGATGGACAACACTGAATTCGGCTCCAGGTATAATGAAGAAGAGAGTATGAAATACATGACCAAGAAAGCAGGGCGTAAGGACTTCAGCAACTTAAGGCTATAGGAGTTATTATGAACTTAGAGCTAATAGGAAAGTTAACCGATACCGAAAAAGAAGAGTTACTTAGAGCGGCTAACTTTTTCGGGAAAACACTACTGACTAAAAAACGGTTCGAACAAGTTGACCTGACCATTTTAATAAAACAAAATCTTCGAGACAAAGGTTATTGCGAGGTCGACTACGAGATAGAAGACTTCTTCGGTCGAAGACTACCTCGCTGTTTCTTTATAGAAATAAAAAAAGAAAAGATGAAAGAGATGTTGGCTACACTAGCCCATGAGATGGTACACCTGAAGCAGCAAACGAAAGGCGAGATGCGAGACACACGTGACCCTAACATTGTATTGTGGCAAGGTAAGAAAATCTTGCTACGCAAGGTTGACTACTTCGAGCATCCTTGGGAGATAGATGCTTACGGTCGAGAAGTTGGGCTTGTACAGAAATACCTTAGAGAGGGTCGCCATGATATTTGATGGGCAAGAGGTTCAGAAGCACGACTACTTCAAGGTTACGGTCAAGTACGCTGACAATGGATTTACCTTTAAACTCCCCGCTAGGGGATATGGGCTCCAGTCCGCCATAAACTTCCAGAACTCTTTAAAGTACTCCACCCACACGGTCGAGAAGATAACCGAAAAAGAGTATAAGAAGCTGTTCCTCTAAGTCATTGATTTTATTAAGGTTTTGCTAAGTCATTGATTCTTAAGGAAAACAAATCGCTTTACTTTTAAATAATAAATCCTTATACTATACCTATAGTTGAGTGAATGAGGGAATAGTATGAACTTCGATAAAGCTAACTTCCGGTTTAACGGCATGTATCTGACCTACGCCGATACCGACGGCAAAGAGCTGTTTGTGGCTCGGTTCAAGCGCAATGCTAGCGAGCGTAAGAGCTTCATGAACTTTCTTATCAAGAACTTCACGTTCGAGGAATACTTCGGTGCGCTGGTTCGTACTGGTGCGCCGCTGGATATCCTCCGGAGCAAAGGTTACGTCTCTGCCGCCCAGAAGAAGGCGATGGCTTACGCCGCCGGACTCGCTGCTGACAAAGTACTTTACTTTTAAATAATAAAAAAGTATACTATACCTATAGTTGAGTGAAAGAGGAAATACGAATGAAGTACCGAGTAGTTGTGAATGGCGTCTCTTTGTTCACCACTGACAAGCAGATTCGTCGTGGTGTGGGTGACTTCTATCAGACCAACGCTGCGCTGCAGAAGGCGCTGCTGGTTCTTGAAGACATGCGCAAGGGCAATTCCGCCACCCGTGGGTTGGCTGGCAACTGGGAAGGTTTGAACGTGTCGATTGACCGCATCGATGCTTCCTACGCCAATTCCGTCATTCAGCTTTAAGGAGAACGTTATGATGACTCTCGAAGAAGTAATGCAGTATTTCGTGATGTATGAACGGATTCTTATGAATCGTCCGCCGGAAGAAGCTCTTCTTACCCTGGAAGAGATGGAGCTGACTCTGCAGTACGAGCAGATGCAGCACGCTGCTTGGCTTCAAAATGAAATGTATTAGGAGAATATGATGTTTATTGTCTATGGTGACTTTGATGACGACTCGGTTGAACTGTATTCCAGCGAGAGCTACGATGAATCCCTGCGTTGGGCGCAGGGGTATTCCAAGAACGGAGACTTCGGTGGCTACTACAGTATCGACGTGGTGGAATTTTATCCCGACTATTGCGGCGACGCAGAATGCATCTGCCATCGTGCAAGAGGTGAGTCGGTGTGGCGAGTTGAACTCGAATTAGATCACGCTGGTTAGCTGCCAGCTAGTGTGCGTCCGCACGATGAAGCAGTGTCGCAGCTGCAGGACCTTACTCTTAGGTAGAAAAGAGCGATGGCACTCGATAGTTTCCTGTGGTCGGGAAGAGGATGGTAGGACCGATTGAAGGTAGGCAAGCTGATGGTATCGAAGGGCAGGGCACCCAGACCCGGGAACCAGATGAGGCGAATCTATTGGACGGTCTATAGAACCTCCGCACAGGAAAAGCAACCAGTCCTTCTGATGAGTCTTAAATAGACGAAACGGGAAAAGGATGTCCCGTCAAGGACACGCACCGAGACCTTTTGGTGTATCGGTGACGCGAGGAAATCCCTCAGGGATGACCCGACTAGCGTGAGGAGCAGAACTGATCACTCCAGCTTGGCGCTGTCAAAGACGGGTCATTAAACCATACAAATTAGATTGACGTTATATTCCTTTTAGAGTATAATCAGTATGTAGAATGAAACATAGGAACATAAGATGAAGAAGATGGTATTGACTCTTGCTCTGTTAGCCGCTACCAATACCGTAATGGCTGGAGATTATGGTCACTGGAATCAAGGTTATCGTCACGAACACCATGGTTCTAATGGCTGGGGTATTGCTGGAGCTGTTATCGGTGGGTTGGCTTTGGGTGCTGTTATAGCACAACCCTACTACGCTCCTCCTCCGCCTCCAGTGTACTATCGTCCTTACTACCAGTATCAACCTTACTGTTACTATGTTCGAGAGTATGATATGTGGGGCAACATGTACATGAGGCAAGTGTGTCAATGAGCCAGCTTTTACTGCAACTAATTATAGCGTTCGGCGGGCATCAAGACTCTAAATGCAAAGGTGCAGTTGTCGACATTAAGATTTAAAGAATATTCCCTGATAGCTCAGTCGGTAGAGCAAGTGACTGTTAATCACTCGGTCGGAGGTTCAAGTCCTTCTCAGGGAGCCCTCGGAGTCTAAGTCAAGACTCGAACCTTATAAATAAGTGTAGGAGGCTTTTATGCACTACACAATTTATAAAGTTACAAACAAGATTAATGGCAAGGTCTACATAGGATCACATAAGACCAAAAATCTTGATGACGGGTACATGGGTTCAGGAAAGTATCTTAAACGAGCCATAGAAAAAAATGGAATAGAGAATTTTGAGAAAGAA